TGATTCGAAACTGTTACTTGTTTCGTAATAATTACGTATGTAGAGTACCAGTCGATTCTAGCATCTAAATCAACTGCATTAAGTGTTTGCACAAGTGGGTTATTCATCGCTGGTCCTAAAGGAACAGGCGCTGTACCTAACCTTGTATATCTGCGCATACGCATAATATTTCCGCTATTGTCAGGCATCTGCATATTCGTAGCAAAAGCACTATGCACTAGTCTCGCTTGAGGAGTGCTAAGTAATTTTGCATTGAAATTTTGCTGAACTGGAGCTGGCAATGTTGTTATAGTTGTTGTCATTTGTCACCTTTTCAGTTTAAAGTGACCCTCCCCTATATTTCTGCATCTCATCCCATAAAGACGGATCTCCTTTAGCAAATTGATTTGCATAAGATAACGGACTATGCTTCCCGATTGAATTTGAACTAACAGGTTTATCAGAATTTTTAGTAAATTTTTCAGCATTCTCTTTATTAGACACATGACTTTTATAAAATTCAGATCTTTTAATCTCTTTATAAGTTCTTTCATATGGATTCGGAGAGGCTAAAATCATTTGTTCTAGGTCGGGGTCTTCTTGTTTTAGTTTTTCTATGTTTTCAGTAGTAACAACCTGTTCGAAGTCTTGGTACTTTTGTTTTGCAGCTAACGGCTGCTTCGCTCTCTCTGCTTTTTTCATCTCTTCTTGAAAAATTGCTCTAGCTTTTTTTTCAGCCAATCTATCTAGCTGGCTATATGTGATAAGGTCATCTTCCTGAAGCAGTGCTAATTCATCCTGTTCCTTAGATGTAGCAGTATTGTTTAGGCTTTTTTGTTCAAGTTCCCAAATTCTTTTTTGAAGTTGTTCTTTTTCTGATTTTTCAGTTTTTAATTTCTCTTCCATCTGACGCCAATTATATTCTTTAGAATCCGTACGACTTTCTTTAGAAGTATTAGTGTTTTCTGGTTGAGTTTCAGAAGTCTGATTATTTTCAGGTTCAACGATTTCCTGGTTGTTTACGTTTTTGTTTTCAGTTTCTTCCATATATTTTCCTTTAGGCTTGCGAAACCTATTTTACGCAGAATTTACGAGGATCTGTTTTTGACCCTCTAAGGCTCATATAAACTAAAAAAAATAATTTGTAAAATATAATATGTTCTTTAGAAGAAAGAAGAAAATAAATGCTGATGAAGGGACTCAAACCCCTAACCATTCGATTAGAAGTCGAGAGCTCTATCAATTGAGCTACATCAGCTTTTTTTCGATTTTTTAAACACTTTATTTGCTTTTAGGGAAGCTTTTTCTAATTTTAAATACTCTCTAATCCATTGCTTGCTTTTTTCGCTATCGGGGCTTTCATCGGCTAAAATTAAACCGAAATCACATCTGGAAGGTAGACCCCACAAATGTTCAAACTTTTCATTTTCATAATCTACAAACCATACATCCTGATTAGGTTGCATTAAAGGTAAAATTATAGAGACTTTACGTTGTAAATTAAACCTTCTATTTCGAAATATAGGATCTCTTTGTAGAACTGTTTCTATATATAGTCTAGGATAAGTTCCTTGAAATGCTTCTACTACATCCAATATACGCTTCATAACATCTTTTCCGATTGCTTCGGAAAGTTCACCCGCGCATATGGGTTTCATATTTTGATGTTGAGATTCAGTTTTTAATACCTGAGATCCAATTGTTTCTCTATCACTGAATTCAGACTTCATTTTTACTCCCTATTTTGAAACAATTCTAATTTTTGGACAGTTGAACTTAAAAAATCGGGCATATATATTAGGAGAAAACCATCAATATGAAACAAAACAATATCTAAGAATATATATACACCCGATTAACCTTACTTATACCTACTATCTTTAAAAGAAACCTTTCCTTTTTCTGGTTTTCCTCTTGAAGCTTCAAAAGCCGATTGTTCTTTTTTAGCTGATATACTTCCTTTTTGGACAGTTTTACCTGCTCTGTTTGGATAGCCACCATTTCCTTTCATAACAGTTTTATCACTATTCATCATATTTTTCTTCCTCGTTAATTATTTTTTGCAGCTCTTCTCCAGTAAAAGGAGTCAAGTCAATATCTATATATTCATCAGTTGCTTTTTGTATCGCTTCTTCGATAAACTGCTCTACATATTCTTCAACAGCATTATCCGGATATTCAGTTTGCCACTTCTTAATGGCCTGACATGAAAATAGAAGTATCAAGCAGCTGAAAATATACCATTTCATAAATAGTCCTTTTTTATTCCTTATAAAATAAAACTTTAGAACTGTCAAATATATTTTGAACCAACTATTTCTTTCATATTAAAAATTACGTCTAACTGGTTTATCATTGATTCAAAGACTTTTTCATCATTAATAATAAAAATACTACTAAAATTGGGGTTTTCACCTAACCAAAGCATTCTCAATTCTTTCATTGTTTTATATTTTTTCATCTGTCTCTTTTAATTTTTTATAACACTTGTTACATAAACACTTATAAGGGTAATCACTTCTTATCATTCCTAAACTTCCACATACCTCACAAATATTACCACTTAATTTTTCATAATTTTCCATCGAATCTTTAATGCCATTAGAAACACTTCTGGATAAATAGAACTTTAAGTGTCCATTTTCAGATTTAACCTCTGCTGCATATGGTAGATAATCATATTCATCTTTATCCCACTCTAGTTTGAGTTCTTTTATATATTGTTCTAACTCACTACTTAAATTGTTTATTAGATTATACCACCCGATTCCGCATCCTATTCCTTTAAGATATTTATATAAATTAGGATGATTTTTTATTATTTTAAGATAATTATTCATCAAAACACCTAAAATAGCTTATAAGTTATTTTTTCCCTTTTTTAGCTTTCTTGATTTTTTCCAACACTTCTATTTTTTTAATATCTTCTTCTTTTAGTCTTCTTACCTTTTCTTGTAATCTACATTTGTCAGCACGTTTTTTTTGAGCTTTTTTATACCTTTTATGCACTACTTCACGATTAGTATTATCATCTATAAAAGGTCTCATTCCAATTTCATCGTACATAGCTTTACCGAGCATAAGAAGAAACAGTAAAAAAAAGAAAGGGTAAGCCTGCATCATATGAATTAGCTTTTTTTCTTTTTAGAGATCTTTAATCCCTTTTTTTTTGCCTCTGATAGAGCAATTGCAATCGCTTGTTTTTGATTTTTTACAACTGGTCCCTTTTTGCTCCCGCTGTGTAGTTTTCCTTCTTTCCACTCCCCCATCACCTTTTTTACTTTTTCTTCTTTTAATTCTTTTTTCATTTTCATTACCTTTGTTTTCTATACTTGTTGTAATCATGTTAGGGACGCTTGGTTCTTTATAGAATATTTTTAAAATAATTGTTGTATATTCTAATAACTTTTTAATTACTTGTTTTAATTTATTCATCATACTCCTGTTCTATTTCATGAACGCCGGAATCACGTACTATGCCTGTTATATAATCTTCCATTTGTTCTACAGTTGCGTCTATAATCCCATTTCTAACACCGACTAAATAAGACGCTATTTCTAAAAGGGCGATATACATTCTAGTAGCAATCTGCGTAATTTTTAGGTCAATTAAATCATCTGAATCTGGTTCAGGATTAAATTCATAGATAACCCTCATTAAACTCTCCTTTAATAAAATTCTAACTTTCTTTTCCAATATAAAACTTGTTTATCTTGTTTATTTCTTAGCTTCATACCAAACCATCTATACCCATCATACCAACCATAACAAGTAAAATCTTTGGTCTTCATTTCAACAATATCAAAAGACATAGGTAAATAATCAGAAGATTTACACCACCCGTCTATATCTTTTACGACATCTTGATAGAGAAGCTTATTTTTACCTACTTGTAAAGTCATGCGCATTACTCCTTTGTTTTTGTTTGTAGGGATTCTCCAACTTCTGCTTTTTCCTCTTTTGTAGGAGAAAGCATTTGAATAATCTCAATAGCCCTTTTTACTTGGTCTAAGTCAACACTATCAAGTTCTTTAATTGCTTTGGCTCTGTTTAATCTTGCATCCGAAATGTTTTCTATAGCCTGTGCTCTTCTTTCTTTAGCAAGTTCTTTATTTTCATCTATTCTAGATAGTCTTTCAATTCCAAGTCCAGTATCGGCTGTTGCCCTAGCTTCTGCCAGTTTAATTCTAGACTGTATTTCTGCCGCTTGAAGTTGTTGCATCTGCTGTTGTGCTTGAAGTTGTTGCTGCTGCTGTGCTGTAATCGTTTCAAGCAATTCTTTTTTATCTGGTATAGGAGCTTTTTCTAATAGAAGATGCGGCGGAATAGGTAGCCCTATTTTCAGCATTTCTAGTAATGCGGCGAAAGAAGCTTTTCTCTGTGTTTCTGTTAAATCACCTTCGCCGACTGCAGCATCAAATTTCTGGAATGAGTTATTATAGAATTGTTCAGAAGGCTCTTCATTTAATATTCTTCTTATTTTTCCAGCTGAAAAATTCTGTTGAATCATGCTAATACTAAGTTCCCCTAATATCTTTTGTGATCTGTCTAAATTATCAAAAAATGTCTGAAGAGTGGTTATTGAAGCTCCCTGTCTTAACATTGTTGCAATTCCGGAAAGATCATCCTGATCCATTCCTAAAAGCTCCTCGTTTACACCACTTATCTGATTCATTTCCTGCGCTAACATCTCAGATAACTGAAACATTGACGGCGGTATTTGAGGGGCTTGAAATTGCTGTACTGATTCCATTCCTAAAGGTGCTTTTTCTTTTATGAATAAAGGTTTTCCCTGTCCGGTAAAAAAAGCATCATCTTCATCTACCAAAGAACCGGCCATTACTTTCATTCCGGAATTTATTTGAGATTCAAGAATATCCAATTCAATTACTTTTCTTCTGTTATAAAGAAATTGTGCGTCTCTTAGCTGCCTTACCATACCTTGAATTTTCCATTCATAATAAGGCATATCAGGCTCGAAATAAGCAATAACGGGGACAAAGGGGTATCTATCTACGCCATAGGGATTATTTCCTACAAACATAACCCTGCCTTGAACTGAAATAGCTAGCTTTACGGTTTCTTTATCTATTTTTTGTGTAAATACCTGAGGGAACTGAGTTATATATTCTTTTAAATCCGTATCGTTTCCTCTCCATTCCATCGATTCCCCAGTTTCAGAATCTACTAACAAAGTAGCTTTTCTGGAACTTAGAAACCAATACTCATCATAACCAAGTAAATTAGGATTTTTATTATCAAAATTTTCAGGTTTAAATATAAATTTATCGTCTTTATTACCGCCCGACATATCCATAATTTCTTTTTTTCTGGAAGGCATTAAAGATATTACCTGTTCTTTAGAAAGATATTTTCTTGTCCAAACAAAATTAGCGTCCGATAGATCGGCTTTTCTAAAATACTGATCTATCATAAATCCGTTATATGACAGATTATTTATTTTTAAATCTCCATTTACCGGATCTTCTCTATAATCCATCCACAAAGATAATAAGTTCATACCCGTTGTTAGAGCGCCTTCAAAAGCCTCTGATATTGTATGATAAAAATTACAGGATGAATACGCCCAACTTAGAACCTTACTAAACTGATCAGCCGTAATTTCGTCCGAACCTTCTATAGGTAGAACTCTTGTACATTTTCTATTTCTTCTCTGAAAACCAGAAACCATGTTAATAAGACGTCTTATTCTATTGAAATTAAAGCTGTACTGACTGTTTATTTTGAAGTTGTTGTAAAGCTCTCCCCATATAGTTTGATCACCTGATTTAAATCTTAAATCCCTTGTCCCTTCAAGCCAATACGTTTGGTTCGCCTGTGAATTCTGTTTGAAAGATTCTTGCATTAACTGTGAAATTTCGCTGTCACCATCAACAAAAAACTCTGATTGTAATTTAACTGCCATTTTAACCCCTTCCTCTAATCGTAACATTAGAAAAAAGAGATTAATTTGTAAAATAAAATATTTACATTAAGACATGAAAACTATATAAAAGAATAATTAATTAAATTATCCGGCTTTTAGATACCGCGCTTTTCTTTGTATACTAATTCCCGATGTGATTTTTTAATATTTAACTGAAGTAGGTGAATAGATACTTCTAACTCATTTTCACTAAACCCATTGAAATTCCTATATTTAGATTCAGCTTTATGGCTTAGTTCTAAACCATGATTATTAGTTAA